AATCTGGATCAACAACTTCTGGTTGTCCATAAACAACACCTTTGTCGTCAACGGTGAGTTCGGGCCGTTATAGGTGAAGTAATTGGTGCTAGTAAACTCAACCTCAATCACAACATTTGTAATGTATTCGCCAATGCTGTCAGTAGCTGTTGAGTAAGTAAAGTTATACTGGTTCTCGCCAACTGAAGTAAGTGGGCCGTCGTCTACGGAGCCGTAGAACGGGTTTAAGAACTTCACATACGACTCACCAACTGTGCCCAGTTTGAACCTGTCATGCAAAAAGTCTTGCAGGTAGATCCGCTTGAAGTTTGTGTCAAAGTTAATTCGAGTCGTGTTCGTGTTAAGCTCGTTCTCGGTAAAGAAGTCTTGGTCGTCTTCAGTAGAAAGCGGCACATTGCTTTCAGACGCAAGGATGTTGAGTCCAGACTCAATCGAGGACACTGGCATCCCAGGCCAAGTGTACATGTACCGCTGTACATCCGGCCATTCTTCACGATCCCACACAACCGACAACCGGCGACTTGTGAAGTCGCGTATTGCGCCGAAAGATTTATCGTTTAGCGTAGCGCGATCCAGACCAACAAGTTGGCAGACAGAAGCAAGAATGTCGCTAAACGGAACGGTCTTCATTGATAAACGGTACGGGAACGAACATTGGTTGGCGTCCAGCCAACGTGGATTTCTTTAGTCCCTCCACTATTGACTCGACACTCGGGATTGTCACGCAAAAACTCATCCATGAACGCTTTATCGTTCCAGCACTCGTATCCGAGCTTCTGTCCCCAGAAGTGATACGCAGTAGGAGGAATCCTCGCTGTAAGCTGACCCAATCCTTCTATTGACCTGTGCTTCTGCTTATTGATCTTTTCGTTTTGCTTGGCCTGAACCTGCGCTTCAATACGGTTCTTCTGCCAGCCTCGACGCAACTCTTCTTCAAGCTGTGGCACCAAATCAGTAGGGATTGTAATCATAGTAAAATTGTCCCCGTCTCTCCGAGGTGTCACGCCACTAAGAGGTGCGTTCCCCACAACGATTCATGGCCGTTGCCGACAGTTGTCTCTCCAGCTAGTCACACCACTACAGCGACCGAGAAATCCCGGTCCGTGCACCCCGGCATGGAGCCAGAGGCAGGTGTCGCAAAAAGTGACCCATCGGTTTGAGGATGCTTTTGCACTAGCCTTGACAGGTCTATAATCTCTGTCTCTCCAGAGTGTCACACCACTAAAGTAGGTGTCACCGATCAACAACTACTAGGAGGAGTAGTCGAATTTCCCGAGGCCGAGCGGGTTGCCAACAACCAAGCCAGCAACTGCTTCGATCAAGCGAGCAGGGCCACCACCGTAATCTGGCAGTGCAGTGACGTTAGCGACGTTTCCGCCGTAACGAACCTCGATGAGGTTCATGTCAAGCACAAGACCTTTATAAGGAGTTGGCGTCCAGCTTGTGCCAGACACAGTTCCGATGAACGTGGAAGGATGCAGACGCACCGTTCCGAAGTCACCCTGGAACACGTCCAAGCTCTGGATGAAGGTGTCAGCCGCAGCGTCACGCTGGAAGGTCTGCACCTTGGTAGCACCGGCAGCAAGCGTGTTGCTGGAGTTGCTGACCGTAGTCAGAGCCGTGGTTCCGAGCAAGCCGGTGAAGGCACGCTTCAGGTCAGTTCCGACGATGGCATCGAAGCTGGTGTAGTGGCCAGTCTGGTCGAAGATCGACTTCAGAAGCCCCTGCACACCTGCGTCCGTCAACCCGCTGGATGCACCAGTGAGGATCGAGGTCGAAGGAGTACGGAAGATCGAAGGGATGTCTCCGGGAGTTGGCGTACCAGTACCAGCGGTGCTGATCCAGGTCTGCACACCAGCGGTGCGGTAGGCCTGAGTCGTTCCGTTGTCCTGCTGCGAGAGCTGGTTCGACGTGAAGGTCGCTTCCATGTCACGCTTGATGCCAGTGATCCCCTTGCTGACGTTGTCAGCCAGTTCGTCACGCACACCTGCGACATCAGCGATGTCCTGAGTGAGGCGGGACACGCGCACTGCACGGCGGAACACCTGTGCGTAGTTCGCGAGTTCAGCACGGTAGCCAACGACGTAGTTGTCGTAGGTGGAAACGTCCGTGCCGTCCACCACACCACCTACCTGAGGGGTAGGAAGCGAGTCAGACTGCCAGCGGAAGTACATATTCCCGGGCTTGCTGCCTTTGCGAGCCATCGACGTAAAAGGAGTGTCCTTTGCGTCAACGAGCGCAATCATGTCCATCAAGTCTTCGCGTAGACCGCGACCGCTAAGTTGGGGTTCAGTAAGAATAGCCATAAATAAGAGTAAAACTAAGTTTGATTGTTAAGGACTTACACAAGTCCCATTGCTTTAATCACGTCAGTCATCCCATCTCTTGAATTGTTCTTAATGAACGATTGCTTGGCTTTCTGAAGGTCCGTCTGAGTCGTCCGCGCAGGAGCCGCCTTAATGGACGGTTGCACTGGCGCACGCTTGATTGGTGCAGTTGGTTTCTTCTGTGCTTTCTTTTCGCCGTAGGCTTTGATTCCCATAACTAATAATCCAGCAACATGCTTCCAGTCTGCCCTGCGCTTCTTTAGCTCTGGGAACTCACGCAGAATCTGTTGAGCAGTTTGGTACTCCTCAGTTTCTGGCTTGCTCCACCAAGGAAAGTCTTTCACCACTTCACCCTCGACGTAGCTCTGCTGTTGCAGGTACTCTTCGCGGGCTGGTAGCTCGATTTCCTTGCGCCGAATCGCCAATCGCTTCATGCTGCGAACTTCCTGATCAGTTAAATCCTTCTCAGTTCCATCCGGCAGGGTAATTACTCCTCCATCTGGGTTCTCTTCGCACCACATAATGACATCCAATGCTCTCTGGCGCTCTTCCTTCACCTGTTCGATGGTGGACAAGCGTTCGACTGCATCGGATACGTCCACCTGCTTTGCTGGGGCCGAAGACTTTGCAGTCTCTAGCTCCCTCTGCAACTCAGACAGACGGGCTTTTTGCGCTTCCAATTCAGCTTGAGCGGCCTTCTTCGCAGCAACTAATTTGTTGATACGCTTCTGTACGCCCTTGCTTAACGAACTTTCTTCAGCTTCAGCTTCTTCAATGGGCTGATCGGCTTCAACCTCAGCTTCCACTTCCGAGTCCACAATTGGCTCCTCAGTGTCAACTTCAGGTTCAGCCTGCTCCTCTTTGGCGGGAGTCGCCTCCTTCTCGTCAAGGAAACCAGATTTAAGCAAGTCACTAAGACTTTGCTGATCCAGCAAACCGAGTTTTTGTGCAACGGGTGTCGTTCCTGCCTCCTGACTCCCGGCGTCAGGCTGTGATTGTGCTTCGTTCATGCTAATAGGTAGCAAGTCCTTTATATAATCAAACCAGTAACGCTGGTTAGCCCGCTAGTGGCGTTATGCCAAATCTTCGTTATTAGTCAAGCCATTTAATTCTCTTGCTTGCTTTCTTAATTCAATGAGCGTGCTCAAAGTAAGATTAATGCCATCAGCTTGCCCTGCTGAATGTATTCTATCTTCTCCTTTGCAGTCTTTACTTATAGCCATCATCCAGTGCTGTTCTTGCAACTGCTCGATAACTTTAAGCACTTCGCTCCAGGTATTGTTCTTCCCTGAAAAGCCAAAGGCGTCCTTTTGATTTTCCGTCATTGTTGAGATACTGGAGTTACGCCAATCCGGCCAATCTGCGCGTTTTGCTGCTGCATAACTGACATTTGCAGGCTCTTAACGTAGTTCTCAAACAGCGCCTTAAAGTTCTCGTCCTGCTGCAACGCAGCCTGCGCTTTTGGGTTAGACTGCAACACCTGCTGCGCGTATTGCAGCTTGGTCTGTGCAGCCGGGTCGTTCTCTTGGTACAGCGCCTCGTTGCCAAGGAGCATCATGCCGATGTCACTCTGCACGTCCTTAAACATCTGCACGCTGGCCTGTTGTTGGTTGACGATCAATTCACTTGCCATCTCAGGCGCGATAGCTTGGATCATCATCTCGGTGAGGCGCGTCCTGTTAAGCACGCCGCCTGTGTCGAGCTGCGCAACCTTGGTAAGGAAGTCGATTTTCTGCGCGATGTACTCCTTGTCCATGTCCATCACGTCAAAACGGACATTAAGGTCGAACTCGTTGTGTATCTCAGACAAACTCTGCGGCAACTGTCCGCCAGTGACACGCAAGATCTCTTCCGGGCTCATGTACTGGCAGCACAACGCAAACATCTGCCGGTAGATGTTACGCCAGCTTAAGAGCCAGCTATTG